ACGGGTTCTAATTTAAAGGCTCAGAGGAGGCCTCTTACTGGATTCACCAGTATGTCGTCATAATGACTCAAGCTTGGCTGGAAACTAGCCGGCGAGGGCCTTAGGCTCTCTTTGTGCGACGCGCACTGATAATTTGTGTATCGCGCCCACGCTTGTGTGGATCCCTGTGTTCATCTTCAAGAGAACCTGGGATTACCCTTTCAGGCCTTGAATAGGGTATTTTCACTGACATGCCATTAAGACTATCAGTGAGGGCTTTGGAAGGAACCCAATACCGCTTTATACTTGAAGTAAAGTTGGGGGAACCATCTAAAACCCACTCCCTGAAACGTTTAACGTGTTCAGGCGTAGTGACAAAGTCACCGCGTTGAAGGCCAGAATGGCCTGATGCCTGAGGTAGTTCATCTTTGATGAATCTTTCAAGAACCTCAGAGGGGGAGGGCAAACGCTCCACCTTGGAGGGCAAGATCTGCTCTAGATCATATGCCCCAGCAGCAGCGGCAAGGCTCATTCGAACCGCCGTGATGCGATCGAGAGTATCTGCTATACCTCCATAGGAGATAAAACCAGATTGTCGTGCGTAACGAAGAGCATCTTTATAAGAGACTTCGTAGGATTTCCTACCCCGCAGTTCCTCTAGGAAGGAATCAAGGGTCCTCGCACTATCTCGAAATTGGTTGAAAGCTATATGTGCATATTGCGCAACAACCAGGGAGTTCGTTTTATCGATTACTCCCCGAGTCGTCATTCCTGAAGACATGCGACTCGTGATGACACCTAGTACATACGGAGGATCCGTAGTATACCGCAAATGGTAGTACAAGGTAGCGATGAAAGGGCTTGAAGCCATACATCGTTCATAGAGTTCTTTCCTAGATCCGCCATAGGGAACATTATTCCCGCCGACGACCCTAGGTAGGAACACTAATGGGTCATCTTTGATGAAGCTCGACATCCAATTCTTGTATGTATATAGGATAAAATCCTTGAGCTTCTGCCTTCTGCAATTCTGTAAGAATTCCCAGAGGGCGTCACCTTTTCCTAAAGCCGGATTCTTTTGATCCATCTGATCGCCAGAAACTGAAGAGAAAGGTGAAAGGAGACGCATCTTGCAAACGTCATGATGCACGCGTTCCGCGTATTCTACTTGCCAGGGGGCTTTGCCTATCCCTATCGAGCCTTCTCGATAGACAAGTAGCTCCTCACAATACCAGACAAAAATGTCGGACCATTGTGTTTTCGACTCGTTGATCTCATTAGAGTATTCACGGTGCTTAGCAACCACGAGTCGGTGTTGTTCCAGGGTCTTCAGACCTATATTATCATCTCCCGCAACTTGTGCTGGGGGAGGTCTTGGAACATCACGTTGTACCATACATTCAATAACCGCCGAAACCAAGCATAAAGCTTCTTTGGTTCCCGGATCTCCCATGTGGAGTCCGTTTCCAGTAAGTATAACACGATACTGGTTGTCTGTATGGCGTCTTCTAACTCGAATGAGTCTTGGTGCTAGTAATAAGTCTAGACACTTTAAGTAAAAGAAGACTTCTCTCTTATCGTCACATTGATCAAGAATTATCAGAGAGATTATAGTCCTTACGAACTCGGTATTGAGTCCGTTGGACGCCCCAGTTAGATCAAATACGCCAAAGCCTCCGTTATCGGGAGCCTTGAAGTCTCCTCGCATAACGGTGACAGCGAAATCCCAACCCTTAAAGGAGCGGGTGAAGGCCGATCTTAACATGGGATAAGGTTTGATTACGCCCTCAAGCCAGTGACCAAAGGGCTGCAGTGTTATAGTAACACATGCAGGCGATATTGCTAGCAATCGAACCTTGTTACCTGCTTCCGGTTGCATATATAAGTCGCACGGAACAGGCTGTCTTGGGAGCAGTGGGAACTCAGGCTGGGTGCACCGTAACGGTGACCATTCTGTAGCAGGCCCGGGGAGAAATCCTTTCTCTACTGCCTCCTCGACGGACCATTGAAGTAATTGATGAGGAAACTCATTATCGAGACCGAAAATCGGTTCTTCAATGGGCATTTGGGAATTGATATGAGCCATAGCGGCTGCAATCAACCCATCCGAAGCCATTTCGCTCCGAAATGCACAAGAAAGGAAAGGAATATCCTTATCCAAACGTGTGCTTCGACACATGGTCTTATAGGGTTGGACGTTGGGTACCTCTACAAAAGGGGCGCCCCACCAAGTATAATCCCTTACCTCTACTTCAGGGACTTTCTGAACATACCGTTCTAGAAACTTCCGGCACACGTAAAGTGCACGTCCACCCCCGGTACGGGGGTTCTCGTAGCATCCGTTAGTCGTTAATGAAACATGAGGGGAAGGAAACCTCTCAATGTTATTCAAATAACGCAGAAGTTTAGAAACTGCGTAACGCGTTTCTGACCGCTGATTATCAGTGAAAGTTCGTGCTCCAACGAACTGGTCTTTCAGCTTCTTTACTTCCTTCTCGAACCGTTCATCGGTAAGAGGAGGAGATGGCATCATACGAGTTTGGATAATATATCCCACCGATTCGTAGTCATCCGGTGTCAGGTGTTCTTTACTTTTGCTCACCTTCATTGAGGCGAAAGCATTGAGCCATGGCAACATCTCAAACCATAGCGGGCCGGCGAACCGTTGTGCCCTCCGGGTATCGTTGTAGGGAAACGATTGGAATTATCCCCGGACAAAGTCTGACAGTAATGCAACAGATGCAAAGTCAGTCCCTTCCATTCCGATGCGCAATGATCA